GAAGCTCGGTCAGATCATTGATCAGACTCGTTCTTCTTTGTCAGAGCTAATCCGTAAGGCAGGACAATTGCAGAGACGCCATTACAAGCGTCCTTGCGATATTATTGTCCTTCCCGCAAGATCAGTCCGTCGCGACGCAGGCGTCACCGGGTCCTTTTCTATAAGGATTTGGCAACGTTATGAGTGGCATCAACGGCCTGTTTACCACGCGTCATGTCTTTTCGACTATGACGCCTCTAGATTGCGCGGATTACTCGGTCAGATTGATTCATTAGTTTACTCTTTAGGAGTAACTAAGATTGCCTCTGTTATTTGGGAGGCAATCCCTTATAGCTTCGTCGTTGACTGGTTTGTCAGCGTCGGAGACTTTATTGAATCACTGGAGGAGTCAATATTTGACCCTCTTCCCATAGTTATCCACGACTTCAGTCATTCACTGAAGTACGAGTACAAAACCACGCTTGAGATGGGTCTTAGTATTAATAGCCTTGCGTCCTTTATTGGGACGCTTGACTATGCTATTAAGACCGTCACAGCGTACGAGCGCCGGTGGGATGTTCCATCCCTCACGGACTCATTGTCGGCCCGAACTCCAACAGTTAATCAAGCAGGCCTTGGCCTGTCCTTGATTATTTTGCGGATGGACGGGATTCACAGGAAGAAAGGACGTAAGTTCTGACTTCCACGTTGATGTTGATTAACTATCAATGTCACGTGACTCTATATGCATCATGTTTATATTATGACACACACTGAATATCGTGACATGCTTGTGAGTACATCGCGAGAAATCGCAATGTGCAAACAAGAATGCTACTGGTGGACGCTCGATGGTCGTAAGGATCTCGTGTCTGAAAAGACACTAGAGATCCAGGCCCTCGTTCGTTATCGGCATGCATTGATAGCGTGGTGGTACGGCTCCCGTATTGGGAACCCTCCACCACGTCCTTCGTTCGTTTAGTTCGAAGGCGTATTGACATCATTAACGCGTAAAACCAATAGGTCTACAGCATGTTTAACAATGACATCGCGTTGGCGGGAACTAGTGTCACTGACACTTTTTCCCTCCAGTCAG